AGCACAGGGCATGGAAGAAATATTGAAAGACGACGACACAGTGGCACAGGTGAAGAACTGTGCTATCAACATGACTGTGTGGGCAAGGATTCTCAAAGAAGGCAATCCAAGCAAACAGGCAAGGCACAGCACAGTCGATGTCAGTGCAGTGGGTGGTGAGACTGACTACGCATTTAGCGATGACATCAATGAAGCAATAAATTGGAATAAATTACGACAAGCGAAAGCAGTGATGCCTTATCTCTATGACAGTCCAGAGGCAAGGAAGGCAGGCATAACACCAGATCCTGCAGAACCAAACATCATCACATCTGTAAATTTAAAAGAGCCAAAAAGACCTGAAGACAGGCTTACACCTTTAACAAACATGCGTCCAGTGGATTGGCAGAATTACATGGATAAAGCATGGATAGGAATCAAACAAAATGCCGCCAAAGGCGATCCAGATGCCAAGGAAAAGTTTGATCAAATTAAAAAAGCGGCCGCAGATGCCAAGATGCCGATTAGCGAAGGCAAGAGGATACCACGTAAAAAAGGACAAAAAAGAAAAAGCAAAAAACATTCTGACCTATACACTGATGAAGATCCAAAAGGCACAATACATGGATTGGGATTCAAGGATGAAGCCACAGCAAGATCCAGTGTGTCTAAAATAAGAAAATCAGGTAGATCACACGCACACAAAATACAGGCGGCAGTGGCAATGGAGCAGAGAGCGAGAGCGGCAGGCAAGGCAGGCCCGGCGGCGATATATCGTAAATACATTAACTCAATGAAGAAAAAAACAAAGGCCAAAAAGAAATGAAGATCATAGAAGTGCTAGAAGGAACACGTTGTTGGAAAGGCTATGTGCGTAAAGGCTTCAAGACCATGTTTGGTAAACGTGTGCCAAATTGTGTAAAAAGAGAAAACAAGTTTCATGTTTTAGACAAGTTTGAACAATCTGTGTTTGAAACAGAAGATGAATCCATGGCAATCAATTTCATTAGAAAAAATTACGACGCACTTAACACATGCGAACTGCATGAATCACATCACTCAGGTCTGAGAGCATGGTTCGGAAAAGGCAAAAAAGGCGGAGCCGGTGGTGGTGGTTGGGACAGATACAACACCAAAGGTGAGAGAATAGGAAAATGCGGTGGACGTAAAAAAGGTGAGGGCAAACCTAAATGCCTATCAAAGGCACGTGCGGCAAGTCTCAGAGCATCAGGTGGTAAAAAAGCTATCGCGGCCGCTGTGAGAAGAAAGAGAAGTAAAGACAAAAATCCGGAAAGACGTGGAAAAGCAATCAACGTATCCAATAAGAAGAAAAAATAATTTGCATTATTGTTAGATCTGTTATATACTGTTGAGTAATAACAGGAGAAATATATGGCAGTAAGAAACTTCAACGAAGCAGAAAAACAAAAACTAATTCAAATCATATCACAAGGATCTCAGGTACTGGGAGAAGTGGATGATCTAAAAACAGGTTTGAGAGATACAGTCAAAGCGATAGCCGAAGAACTAGAACTTAAACCCGCACTAATAAACAAGGCGATTTCCGTGGCACACAAAGGTAACTACCAAAACATTGCCGATGACATGGACACACTTGAAAGCATTTTGAACACAGCCGGTAAACTTTAGTGTATAAATTACTCAAAGAATTTTGGGTAAACAGTTACAAATCAGATCCAACAGCATTTTATTTTGAAGTTGTTTCAGTAACATTTACCGTGTGTGGAAGTTGCATATTGACTTTTACATCGCCACATCCTATAATGACATTAGTATTTCCTTTGTACTGGATTGGCAGTAGCACAATGTTGTACGCAGGTATCAGACGTAGACAGATATGGTTATCAACTCTCACCGCATGGTTTACTACAATGAACACAATAGGACTTTATAAAGTATTCATAGCATGAGTTATATAGACGCACTATACAAAAAAGACGAAGATAAAATTTACGTGGTTGAGCGTGATCCAAAGAAAGGTCGCGTGTTTGTAGAATATGATGCCAGATACGTGTTCTATTATCCAGACGCAAGAGGCAAACACAGATCAATCACAGGCGAACCTTTGCAAAAAGTACAATGTTCAACATCGAAAGAATTCATCAAGGAGCAACGTATAAGATCAAATAAGCAACTTTATGAAAACGATATCAATCCGGTGTTTAGGTGTTTGGAGGAAAATTACTTAGGTAAGGAAACTCCAAAACTGAATGTGCTGTTCTTTGATATTGAGGTGGATTTTGATCCCGAAAGGGGTTATGCCACAACGGATGATCCGTTCATGCCCATTACTGCCATAAGTTGTTACATGGGTTGGACGGATCAACTGGTAACTTTTGCAGTTCCTCCTAAGACTTTAAGCATGAAAGATGCAGAGATTCTAACAAAGCGTTTTCCAAATACACTGTTATTTGAAAAAGAAAAAGATATGCTTGACGCTTTTTTACAAGTGGTAGATGAAGCAGACATATTAAGTGGTTGGAACTCCGAAGGGTATGATATTCCATACACTGTTGGACGTATACAAAAAACTATGAGCAGTGATGACACAAGGCGTCTGTGCTTTTGGGGTGAAAAGCCGAAAAAAAGAGTTTTTGAAAAATACGGCAGAGAACATTTAAGTTATGACTTGATTGGTCGTGTGCATTTGGACCTACTGGAGTTATATAGAAAATACACATACGAGGAGCGACACAGTTTCAGATTAGACGCAATAGGAGAGCACGAACTTGGCGAAAAGAAAACTGTTTATGAGGGATCATTAGATGCATTATACAACAACGACTTTGCGTTATTCATAGAATACAACAGGCAAGACACAAATCTACTGGCAAAACTTGAAAAGAAATTAAAGTTTATAGAACTAGCTAACGAGATTGCACACCAAAACACGGTGTTGCTACAAACAACAATGGGTGCAGTTGCAGTTACAGAACAGGCCATTGTCAACGAAGCTCACAGGCGTGGTATGATTGTTCCAGGCAGAAAGTTTAGAGACAAAGACGCAGAACCTGTAACGGCGGCCGGCGCCTATGTCGCAACTCCTAAAAAAGGCATACATGACTGGATAGGATCTATAGATATCAATTCTCTATATCCGTCGGTCATTAGGGCATTGAACATGGGTCCGGAAACAATAGTCGGGCAGATACGTCCTGTGATCACTTCGGCTGAAATAAACAGGGCAAGACACGCCAAAAAATCATTTGCGGCCGCATGGGATAACCAATTTGGCAGTTGGGAATATCAGGCCGTGATGGCTAAAGAAAAAGGCACAGAATTAATTGTTGACTGGAGTGATGATACCAGTGTGCGTATGAGTGCGGCACAACTGTATGATGTTATTTTTGACGGCAATAACAAATGGATGTTGAGCGCCAACGGAACTATATTCACCTATGAGCATGAAGCTATCATTCCAGGCCTGCTTAAACGTTGGTATGCAGAAAGAAAAGAAATGCAAAGAAAAATGCATGACGCAGGCGATAATGAAATTGAAAAAGAGTATTGGGACAAAAGGCAACTTGTAAAAAAAATTAATCTAAACAGTTTGTATGGTGCAATTTTAAATCCTGGATGTAGGTTTTTCGATATGCGTATAGGACAATCGGTTACGTTAACAGGAAGATGTATAACAAAACACATGGGGGCCAAGGTCAATGAAATTGTTGCAGGGAAATATGATCATGTCGGTGAAAGCATAATATATGGTGACACAGACTCTGTGTATTTTTCAGCTCACAAGACATTGAAAAAAGAAGTGGACGCAGGACAGATACCATGGGGTAAAGATAATGTGATAGCCCTGTATGATAAAATTGCCGATGAGGTCAACACCACGTTTTCCAGTTTTATGAATAAGGCGTTCCATTGTCCAACCACAAGAGGTTCGGTTATAAAAGCAGGTAGAGAACTTGTTGCTGTAAAAGGATTGTTTATTACGAAGAAAAGATATGCTGTTTTGTATTATGACAAAGAAGGTGAACGGGTAGATACCGCAGGCAAAGAAGGCAAAGTAAAGGCCATGGGACTAGACTTAAAAAGATCTGACACGCCTGTATTTGTGCAAGATTTTTTGAGTGATGTATTGTATCAAGTGCTGACTGGCGAGACAGAAGAACAGGTGCTTAAGGCGATATCAGATTTTCGAGCAGATTTCAAAGCCAGGCCCGGTTGGGAAAAAGGATCGCCAAAACGTGCAAACAATGTCACCGATTATTGGGAAAAAGAAAAGAAACAAGGCAAAGCAAACATGCCAGGCCACGTGAGAGCAAGTATCAATTGGAACAACTGCAGACAGATGTATAGCGACAAGTATTCTCTACCGATCACAGATGGAGCAAAGGTTATTGTATGTAAATTAAAAAACAATCCTTTAAATTATACAAGTATTGCGTATCCGGTTGACGAATTGCGTATTCCTGACTGGTTCAAAGAGCTTCCGTTTGATTCCGAGGCTATGGAGCAGACAATATTAGATCAAAAACTAGATAATTTAATAGGCGTTTTAGATTGGGATATCCAATCGACCGAAACCACAAACACATTCAACAAACTTTTTGAATTCTAAATATGGATACATTCTTTTTTGATTATGAACCTGGAGACAGAGTAACCAATCCCAAAGCACCCGAATGGGGTGTTGGACAGGTACAGTCTATAATTAAAAACAGGGTTACGGTAAATTTTGAAGATGCAGGAAAAAAAACTTTAGATGGGAGTGTGATAGAATTAAAACGGATATATGTCAGATAATTTAAAAAACTTATACATTAGTTTGTTAGAAGCACACAATTGGAACTATGAAACCTATGATGATCACAAATACGACATCGGTGATAAGGAAAAAATGCACTTAAGGAGTGTAATTGCCCAAGCATACGAAATAGGCAAAGATCCATCTAGATTGTTTTACAAGTATTGTCCAGAACACTTATATAAAAATTCTGCAGACTACGGAATAAGAACTCCATGGAACGAATTGGCGTTGGATCAAGTGATCAAACAAGAAATATCTCAGGAAAATTACAATAAAAATGTTAAGCATTGAAGAAATACAATTGCTGATTGAAAAGTTAAAAAAACTTAAACATGAGGATTTTCAACAAATAATAGATGTAAATCTTAAAATACTCGAGGAGTTGGCTGAAACTGTTGATGCTAATAACAAAGAGGTAATAGATAGATTAGACAAAACACCTGGGTGGTTCTACAAGGATCTGGAGAAAAAAAGAGAAAAAACAAATGTTGATGACCTTTTGTTTAG